CGCGCAGGCCCTTGGGCTTGGGCGTGATCGCAAAGCCTGATGGGGCGGAGGGCGTCGCGCTCTTCTTCGCCGGCGTGAAGCTGGTGACCGAGGAGAACGACCCTTCGACATTGTTGAAGCTGACGCCGGCGGCCGAGACCTTGTAGACATGGCCGGCGATCACCGGCCCGAAGCGCTTGACCAGCTTCTTCGGATATTCGTACCAGGTGTCGATCAGCGTGGTGCCATCCGACTGATATTCGTCGATCCTGAAGACGATCGACTTGGCGCCGGATGGCAGGGCGGCGAGGCTGAGCTTCAGCCCCATGTCGATCGCGCCGTCGCCGTTGAGATCGCGGTTGGTCTGTGCCACGGACGGCGCTGATGGTGTCGCCGGCGCCGTCTGGTCGGTGAGCGCGTCGGTGACCTGGCCGGTGCCGATATCGGCCGTCTGCGCTGCCCGATAGGTCTGCGGATTGTTGCTGGCCGCCACCCAGCCGGAGACAAGGTCGGAGCGGTCGACCGAGCGGATAAACACGTAATAGGCCGTGCCGACCGTCAGCTCTGCGCCATAGAGGAAATCGTCGCCATTGCCCGCCTTGACCAGGCTGCCGCCGCTCTGGCTGTTGGCGGTGTTGACATACCACTCGTAGCGCTTGATGTCGGTGTCGGCCGGCTGCGTCCAGGCGCCGCGCAGGCCCTTGGGCTTGGGCGTGATCGCAAAGCCGCTCGGCGCGGATGGCGTCGCACTCTTCTTCGCCGGCGTGAAGCTGGTGACCGAGGAGAACGACCCTTCGACATTGTTGAAGCTGACGCCGGCGGCCGAGACCTTGTAGACATGGCCGGCTATCACCGGCCCGAAGCGCTTGACCAGCTTCTTCGGGTATTCGTACCAGGTGTCGATCAGCGTCGTGCCATCAGACTGATATTCGTCGATCCTGAAGACGATCGATTTCGCGCCGGATGGCAGGGCGGCGAGGCTGAGCTTCAGCCCCATGTCGATCGCGCCGTCGCCGTTGAGATCGCGGTTGGTCTGTGCCACGGACGGCGCAGAGGGCGTCGCCGGCGCCGTCTGGTCGGTCTTTGCGTCGGTTATGCCGCCAGCTTTTACCAGCTTTGAGGCTTCCGGTCGGCAGAACATGTGCGACCAGAACACCGTTCCGGCGGTCATACCGATGACTGTTGGCTCCAGTCTCGCATACGCAATCGTGGAGGTCGAAGGAATGGTGACGACGCCACCGTATTCCGTCCAGGCCGTGTTCGGAGTCGTCAGGAAATAGAGCGCCAGCGTGGTGACTTCTGTGCCGCCTGCGGCATCCGTGCAGAGAGACAGCCGATAACCGACGCCGGACGTTGCAGCAAAGCTGCTATCTGTCTTGATCATGCCGCCGATATAATACTGCTCCCCTGCGCGGACGGGAAACAGCAGTTGATTGCGGTTCGTGTAATTTACCGTCGCGCCAGCATAAGCCTTCGTCATGACATAAGTGCCACGGAAAGCATTCACTGCGTCTGAGACAATGTCCGCCGGACTGCTCCAGCCGATATTCGGACCAAGGGAGAAATCGTTATTCTCGCACATGGCCGCAGGATCGTTGGTGTTGCTGTCAGTCGACTTCAGGCCACGATATGTCTGCGGATTGTTGCTGGCCGCCACCCAGGCGGAGACGAGGTCGGAGCGATCGACAGAGCGGATGAACACGTAATAGGCCGTGCCGACCGTCAGCTCTGCCGCATAGAGGAAGTCGTCGCCATTGCCGGCCTTGACCAGCGTGCCACCGGTCTGGCTGTTGGCGGTGTTGACATACCACTCGTAGTGCTTGATGTCGGTGTCGGCGGCTTGCGTCCAGGCGCCGCGTAGCCCCTTGGGCTTGGGCGTGATCGCAAAGCCGCTCGGCGCGGACGGCGTCGCACTCTTCTTCGCCGGCGTGAAGCTGGTGACCGAGGAGAACGATCCCTCGACATTGTTGAAGCTGACGCCGGCGGCCGAGACTTTGTAGACATGGCCGGCGATCACCGGCCCGAAGCGCTTGACCAGCTTCTTCGGGTATTCGTACCAGGTGTCGATCAGCGTCGTGCCATCGGACTGATATTCGTCGATCCGAAAGACAATCGACTTGGCGCCGGATGGCAGCGCTGCGACACTGAGCTTCAGCCCCATGTCGATTGCGCCATCGCCGTTCAGATCACGGTTTGTCTGAGAAACGGATGGTGCGGAAGGCGTCGCCGGCGCCGTCTGGTCGGTGAGCGCGTCGGTGACCTGGCCGGTGCCGATATCGGCCGTCTGCGCTGCCCGATAGGTCTGCGGGTTGTTGCTGGCCGCCACCCAGCCGGAGACGAGGTCGGAGCGATCGACAGAGCGGATGAACACGTAATAGGCCGTGCCGACCATCAGCTCTGCCGCATAGAGGAAATCGTCGCCATTGCCAGCCTTGACCAGCGTGCCACCGGTCTGGCTGTTGGCGGTGTTGACATACCACTCGTAGCGCTTGATGTCGGTGTCGGCAGGCTGCGTCCAGGCGCCGCGCAGCCCCTTGGGCTTGGGTGTGATCGCAAAGCCGCTCGGCGCGGAGGGTGTTGCACTCTTCTTCGCCGGCGTGAAGCTGGTGACCGAGGAGAACGACCCTTCGACATTGTTGAAGCTGACGCCGGCGGCCGAGACTTTGTAGACATGGCCGGCGATCACCGGCCCGAAGCGCTTGACCAGCTTCTTCGGGTATTCGTACCAGGTATCGATCAGCGTCGTGCCGTCGGACTGATATTCGTCGATCCGAAAGACGATCGACTTGGCGCCGGATGGCAGCGCTGCGACACTGAGCTTCAGCCCCATGTCGATCGCGCCATCGCCGTTCAGATCGCGGTTTGTCTGAGAAACGGATGGTGCGGAAGGCGTCGCCGGCGCCGTCTGGTCGGTGTTTGCGTCAAGCACGGCACCGGCCGGGATCATTTCAGTGTTGGCAGCGCGGCGGAAGATCGGGCCGTAAAACACCAAATCGGCGGCCGTGCCACTGGCTTGCTTACCAGACCGCAGCATGGCGCGGCGAGCCCCAGCAGGAGCTTTAAGCACCTTCTCAAATTCAGTGACCGTCGTGCCAGTAATGACGGGCAGGGTGTCGGACGTAATGAAGGCCGTGCCTGCTGCATCCGAGAACCACAGCACTTGCATGTAGACGCCAGCGCTTTGGCCATTGGTCGTGCCGGCATGGCCGTTGACGTAGTACCATTTGTTGGCCTTGACTGGAATATCCGCCAAGGTCGAGATCGTGATGGCACTCGTTGTGGCCGGGACAGAAAGCTCGTTCGTACTCTCGGACGCATTGGAGCTGGCTGCTGTCGATAACGTACCGCCCGTGCTGCTGTACAGGGATAGTTCCGTCATGTCGGCGCCGCGCACCATGTTGGAGCGGTCGAGCGGCGCCGTGCGCGATGGCGTCACCTGGTCGGCATTGATGTCGGCTGTCAGCGCGCCACGATAGGTCTGCGGGTTGTTGCTCGCCGCTACCCAGGCGGAGACATTGTCGGAGCGGTCGCGCGAGCGGATGAAGAGATAATAGGCCGTGCCGACCGTCAGCTCGTCGCCATAGAGGAAATGGTCGCCATTGCCAACCTTGACCACGCCGATGCCGCCGGTCTGGTTATTGGCCGTGTTGACGTACCATTCAAAATTCTTGATGTCGGTGTCGGAAGGCTGCGTCCAAGTGCCTTTGAAGCCTTTGGCTTTCGGAGTGACCGCAAAGCCACTGGGCGCGCCCGGGATGGCACTCTTCTTCGGCGCGGTGACGTTGACGTTGGAGCTGAAACTACCGACCGCACCGGTGCCGGAGACCGAGGCCGCGGAGACATTGTAATTGGTGTTGGAGATAACTGGGAAGGTCTTGCGGTGCGCAGTGGCGACGCCCGTGCCGATATCCTTGACGTAATGATAGTCGAACTTGCCGGCCGCAACGTCCTCGACGCGAATGACATAGGTCGCCTTCTTGTTGGCAATACCGTTGAAGGCCACTTCAAAATTGATTTCAGCCTTGCCGTCGCCGTTCAGTGCAATGAGGGAAGACACCGCGAGGCTGGTCGGCGGTGAGGGCCCTGTGCCATCGGTGTCCGAATCCGACAGCGTCGAGGTCGTGGCGCTGATGCCGCCGGTGTTCGATGCCGGGAATTTGGCGCTCTCGTTCTGCGATTTGTCGACAAAGGTCAGCCAATAAAAGCGCGTGGCACCGGTAGCAAGACCTGTGCGTGTCCAACCGTCTGCATCGATGCGCTTCCTGATCGTCGCCAGCGTGAAATCGTTGGTTGTCGCCTCGTAGACATTGGCATGATGGAAATCCTTGTCGGGGCTGGTATTCCAGTCAAGGATAAGCTGGTGGAAGTCACCCAGCACGGTGAGGCTGGTGGGCGTCGTAGGCGCGGTGTTTTTCTTGGTGACAGTGATCGTCGTTCCGGTCGACCAATCGCCCTTGGTGCCGCCATCCTCGGCAATGGCACGCACATAGACGGTATAGGTCTTGCCCGACGTGACCGGCAGCCGGAAGGAATTCTCGTCCGATGGCCGATAGAAGGTCCGCGTGCCGGTGACGATCTTGAGGCTATAGGTTACCTCGGCCGAAACCGCAGTCCAATCAATGTCGAGGAAAAAGTCGAGCGTGCCATCGTCGGCCATGTCTGAAACCCGCGTCAGAGTCGGCGCGCCGGGTACGTCAATATTGACGAGCGTGACGCTCTTCCACGCCGTCCAGGAGCTCAGCCGCCCTTTGCGGTCAGGATGGGCGAATAGCCGCACCTCATAGTCGTTCTTGAACCGGAAAGCGGCACTGGTAATGGTGCGGTTGGTCTCGTCGGTGTTGTAGAACGTGCCATGGGCGATGACTTTGGTTTGCCCCGCCCTGCGGCATTCCCATTTGACATAGTCGAGATCGATATCGGGAGAGGCCCATGTCCAGCTGATCAGGATGGCCGGCTTATCCTTGCCCCCACCGGGCTTGTCGACCTGATCAGGCGCAACCGTGAAATCGAGCGCCAATTGCGCCGGACGCACAGGCTTGAGCGGCCCGACCGTGTCCGGCAGTTCAAACGTCGTGTCCCAATCGTAATCGCTGGGATTGGTTTCCCGAACAGCGACAAGCTGGTTGCAGTTCGGCTGGTCGTCGATCGACGTGATCTGGAATTTCTTATTGACGTAGCCATTCCGATCCGAATTCCAGTTGTCGACATCGAACGGCTCGAGGATATAGGCCGACGGTGGCAGCGTCATCGTATGGGTGATCTGCCGGCGGCTGTCGAGCACGGCAAGGCGCATGAGGCGTTGGCACTGCTGCGGATTGGTGACGTATGGGAACTGCAGTTCGGCAAACAGGCTATAGCCGCCGTCGGCTGCCACCAGGTCGTCGCCGCCATCGCTGCCGTCGAAGATGCGCGGCGGCGCGTCCTTCATCACCCAGCCGCCGTTCTGGTTCACATAGGTCGCGCGGGCGCCGTTATAAAGTTCCTGCACCGGACGGAATATGCTGTCGCTCTGCTCTTCGGTAATGACGATGTCGGCATCGGTGATCGACAGCACCGAGCTTCCGGGAGGCCCGGCCCAGGTCTTCCACTTGCCACCGTATTCGGTCGTGTAGCCGGCGCAGCACTTGTCCAGTTCCTTGATGACATCGATAGGCTGCTGGTCGACATGGATTTCACAGCCGGCCGTGTATCGCTTTTGCGTGCCGCCGGCGGCGAGATTGACATCCTCGTCACAGTGGTTCATCGCCGCGAACCAATATGACAGCGGCAGCCGATAGGCGGAAACGTTCTGCCCGCCCCAGACCCAATCGCCGTTAAAGGACAGGCCCCGCAGGATATTGTAGATCATCACCTTGGGGTTTTCGGAGAAGGCCCAAGTGGATTGATCGTTCCAGCGCTGCGCACCCGTACCGCCGACGGATCCGTCTTTGCGAGGGTCGTAAAGTTTGCAGCCTTTGACGACAAACTTGAATTCGGGGATGCCTGACCAGACGCCCTTGGACGAATAGCGGCAGACGACGATAGCATAGGCGCAACCGCGTCCCACCATGTCCGTCGTCCACGGCTTGTCAGGATCGGCGCCGAATGTGTCGGTCAGGTATGAGTCGGCGGCCGTCTGTGTGCCGTCAAGGAATTTTATCCAGCAATACTGGTGCTTGTAATCGTCATCGTCCAGTTTGTCATATTCGGTGACGCGGTAGAAGCCCGGGCTCGGCGCGTCGGATTCCAGGAATGATCCGCCCGAGATATCAAGCGTGCACTTTTCCCCGTTGATGAAAACCGAGGTGGAGAACGAGTTGATCGGCAATTCGCTGAGCGAAATCACCAGTGTCAGGTAGGCGTTGCCCGCGCTCTCGTTGACATAGACCAGTTTTCCGGCGGTGCAATATTCTCCGAGTATGAAAGACAGCGGATTGTCGCCGCCGCTCTCGATCTTTTCCTTGACGCGCTTCTGCTTGACATCCGGCGCCAGCATATTGCCGATCAGCGTCTGAAGGCCGTAGGAAATCGCTGCGGTAAACAGGCCCATGGCCACTTGGGCCGCTGACGCTCCCGCCGCGACGGACGTGGCTAGCGAGCCCAGGATGCCGATTGCCGCAGGCATGGCAAACGCCGCCTTGGCCGACAGGGCAATCGCCGACGTCGTGATCAGCGCCAGGCGCCAATACTTCCAGAGTTTCATCAGATGTCCATCAAATGGGCTTCGGAGCCGTCATCGCCGCAGGCGATGTCAATCGATCCAGTGAATCGATTGAAGGTGGAGAAGGCCGGAGCGCGTCGCCGCGCGAGGGCAAACGCGCCATCAGGCGGCCATGAAGTTCGATCAGCCGACGCGGAAGCCGCGGTCAGCTTTGGTCAGGGGGATGGTGACTTTCCCTCGCCTGCCTATGCCGGTCAGGAACGGGCCAGAGACGAGATAGAGCGTTGGCCCAGTACTCAGCGCCACCGAAGCGATATCGCCCATACTGAGGCTCGACACAGGGCATTCCTGCAGCTTTGCTGCGGCAAGGTCGGTGATCGTTTCGAAGCCGCGCTCGGCAAGCGCCTTGGCCGCCGTTTCGGCATCCTTGACCGCGCCGACATAGTCTTGCGCGAAATCCACGCCGGTCACGGCCTGCACACAGCCCGCGGCAAACAATCCGCACGACATGATCTCCCAATCGAACGCCTGCCCCTCGATCCAATCGAGATAGGCATCCAGGCGGGATCGCCAGTCGGGAAGCCGCTGCAGGTCACGGCTTGAAGAATTTGTCGGGCTTGCGGCCTTTTTTTTCGCCAATAACCTTCTCCTCTTGACCCCACCAGATGCGCCAATCGCCAGAGACGTCGAGATACTGTCCGAACCGGTCACCGCTGCGCTTCTTCAGCACTTCGTCGGAAAACAGTTCGCCGCTCACCCGTGTCAGCATGCGGGCATAGGAGACGCATTCAGCATCGACCGAACCTTCGGAGCCGCTTTTCGGCGTCCTGATCGGAGCGTTGTTGATGAAACCATCGAAGCGGCAGAGTGCGGGGTCGACAAGTTGCCGTGTCTCAGGATCGAACAGGCCGCGGTGGATCTGGATCGGCGCCATGCGGGCGTCATAGGAACGGAAGATGTCCAGCACGGCTATCGGCAGTTTCGACAGTTTGACGCGGATGGTGCGGACCTCGAGATTGAGGTTGCCCGGTATGGCCTGGATTTGCAGCAGCGCACCCATGGCCTGGAAGTCGCGATTGATCGAGGAACCGTCGCTCGGGTCGGTAAGGGCCGCAGTGACCGGCACCTTTCCGTTCCAGACGCAGAGCCAATCGAGATCACCGGTAGAGCGGTTCTTAGGGCGCACCGACACGAAATCGCGCACGACAAGGCCCTTTGTCGTCGCCCCGCTCAGAGCAACGGAAGTATTGATACCGATGTCTTTGGTCATTTCAGGGAATTTGCCTGCAGCGGAACGTCATGCCTGTGGTGATCATCTGCCGCGCCGTGCCGGCTTCCTTCGAGCCTGGGATGATTTTCATCCGGCATGTCGGCTTGATGATATCGATCGTCTTGGGCGTGGCGAGCGACGGGTCGTCCAGATAGGGGCGGATTTCCACATTGGAGATTGTTCCGCCCACCCCTGCCGTGCCACCCTGCACCACCATATGCAACGCCTTGTAGGCGTTGCCTGCTCCATAACTGAAGCTGAACATGTCGCCCGGCGTCAGCACATAATTGTTCGGGAAGCCGGCCAAATCGACCTGCTTGGCGCTGTCGACATTGGTGATGGTGATCGTGTTCGAGCCGAGCTTGCTTCCATCTGGATCGTAGGCGGGATAGGCGCAGCGCGGATCGTAGAGGTAGAAATCGTTGATGCTGCCGTCGAGCGCCAGGAACACGGCCTGCACCTTGCGCCAGTCGTCATTGGTCATGTTGATCAGCGCCACGTCGGCGGTCCAAAATTCCGGAGCCAGATCGGCGGCGATGATCTGCCCACCTCCGAGGCCGGAAAGCTCCTGCGCATATTCAAGGTCGAACTTGACCGTCATCTTGCGCAGCTGATTGGCAAAGTCGCCCAAGGCGAGCGGGAAGGTCAGCGCCGCCATGGATCACGAACCCCGCGCATATTGGTCACCCTGGTATTCGCTGATGCGGTTGAACAGCACTTCGCGGTTATAGACCTCGACCGCAGCTGCGGCATGCGTCGGCGCAACGTCATTGGCCACCTCATGAGAGATCGAGCGCACCTTGGTTTCGAAATTGCCGTTGTGGTCGAAGGAATGCACGAACTCGACCTTCAGCCTGCCACCGCCACCGCCACCGGCTGAATTGAGCCGATGGTTCGGGATGACCTGCGCACCGCGCGGCATGCGCACCAATTCCCGGCCACGCTCGCCAACCCACGCCAGCCCGCCGGGGGCATAATCCGTGCCATCGGCAAAGCCGAAGAGTCCGAAGATGCCTTTGAACAGGCTGGAGAATAGACCGCCTATGCCGAGACCGCTGGTCGGCGCTGGCGGGAAGTAATTGGTCGGCAGTTGAGGCGTAACGGGCGGGGTGGCAGTGGGGCCGGCCGGAGCTTTGAACGCATCGAGAATGGATTTGCCAGCGTCCATCGAATTGTCACCGAGCGTGCTGACATCCTTTGCCGCAGACGAACTGGTCTGCGAGAGCTTCGCCAGGTTGGTGTTGAACTGATTGACATATTGATTGCCAGTGGTGCCGTTGATGTCCGAGGCGTTGGCGCCCTGGCTCAGCGGCCGGCCGGTAAACCACGCCGAGGCTGCATCGCTCGTGTTACCGTAGCGGTTGATGTAGGAGCCGAACTGCCCATTGAACACCGCATCCTGCGCCGCCGGGTTGGCGCGGAATTGATCTGCTGTGAGCTTCTGACCATACCAAGTCTGCGACCAGCTTGGAACGTTGCTGGCCATGACCTGATAGCGGCCGACGGCGTAATCGCCGGTACGCGTGGTCGGCCCGAGGATATTGTAGTTACCAGCATAACTGCCGCTTTCGATCCGCGAAATGGCCTGCTGGTAGGCAAGCATGTTCGCCGGTGTGTTCTGGTTTGCAGCCGTGAGCGGCAATGTCGGCAGGTTCTGATTGGCCGCGACGGGCAGGCTCGGCCGCACGTAATTGGCACCAAGCGGGTTTGCTGGCGTCTGAGCGCCAATGAGGCTAGCAAGCCCTCCAGTATTGGCGCCCGGTATGGCAGGGAAACCAGGAATACCGCCATTCAAATTCACAACACTCGCCGTGACGTTCATCATGGCGGTGCTGGTGGCGCTGGCACCCGGCACTTGCGGCTTGCCGCTGAAGAGATCGGTCAGGGTCGGCAAGTTGGTGTTGAACAATGCATTCTTGAGCGGGTTGGCAATCGCCATCTGCTGCAGCCAGGTCAACATGTCGTTGGCCATCTGCTTCAGGCGGTCCTTGAGCGAGCCGGTGCCGGTTACGAGGGTATCGATGGCGCTAGAGCCTGCCTGCTGCCACGACTGATAGGCGGCCTGCTGGCGCTCGATCTGCACACGGGCCTGCGCCAGTGCTTCCGCTTCATTGATGTAGCCCTGCGCCGCCTGCGAGGAGAGGTCGATGCCCTGCTGCTTCAGTCGGATTTCCGCCTCCAGCGCCGCCGTGGCGCGGGCGCGCTGGTCCGCTGTGGCGCCGATAAGGTTGGCCTCGAGTTGCAGCCGCTGCGCGTCATAGCCCTGATCCTCGGACATCTTGCCCAAGGAAATCTGCGCATTGATGTCGGCGATCTCTGCCGCCTTCTTTTTGGCAGAGGCGATTTCAGCTTCGTCAGCAGCGACATGATCACGCGCAGCCTGCGCACGGATGGCGCTTTCGGCCTGATATGCGGCCATCAGGCGATTGCGTTCGGCGACGGATTGGCCGATCAGCCCAAGTTCATATTGTGCCCGCGCCAACTCCTGATCGGACTGGCGAATGCGCTCTTCCTTGGCCAGGCGAAGATCGTGCTCGGCGGCAATCAGAGCCTGCGTGGCGGCGAGCTCTATGCGCTTCGCCCTTGTCGGCGCGTCTTCATCGAGATGCTGCGCCTCCGCAGTCTGCCGTGCCGCGTTGGATTTCTCGACAGGAGACCGCGCCATCAATTCGGCGATCTGCGCTCTATACTGCTCGTCCATCCGGTCGAGCGAGACTTTCTGCGCCTGCAAGTAGGCGTCGTAATTGCCCTGGTCCCTGGTATTGGTCGTTCCCTGTGAAAGCAGGAAGCCGGATGGGCCGATATCGTTGAACAGCCTGTCATGTTCGATGCGCGCTTCCCGCAACGCGTCGGCCAGGTCTTTGTACGGTTTGAGTGCTGCTACAGCGTCAGCAACGATGGCCTTTATGCCGGCGTTATCTGACCGCTTGCCGATCTCTTCGAGTTCGCGCACAAACCCGATGACGGTTTCTTTGCCGTTCAGCGTATCTTTGTAGAAGCTATCGAAATCGGTCTGCAGCTTCTTGAACAGGTCGGTTCCATGGAATTCCTGGGTAGAAAGTCCTGTGTCAGGGCGATAGCGAGTAATTGCATTGAGGACGGCGGCGCTGATGTTGTTGCCGCCGAAAAGCCCCGGCTTGGCCTCGTATTCGAGCTTCTTCACCAACTCGGAGATTGAAGTGTCAAGCCCAAACGATGCTGATGCACTGCTGTCGCGGCCATACTTGCTACGTTGGTCAGCGGCCTCGCCCCACAGATCACGAATGCGCTTAATCGCATCCTGTTCTTGCTTCAGTACATCGGCGGCATCGCGCGAATGGGTTTTGGTGATTTCGTAAAACCCAAGAGCGGCGGCACCGGCCGCTGCGAAGGCAAGCCCAACGCCGCCAAGTGATGATGCCACGCCGCCGGCAATGGTGCCGACATCTCCCAATAGCGCTTTAATGCCGCCAGTCATGGCATATTGCTGGGCGATCTGCGGACCCTGCTGCGCCAGGATCATCGGCAACGGCAATCCCGAGGCAAGCCCCTGGCCGATATCGAAGGCTTGGTAACCGAGGTTCTGGCGGCGGAATTGGGCATTGTTGTCATTGGCAACGCCTGGAGTGGCGGCAAGGCTAGCGCTTAGCTGCTCATGCCTCTGCCGCGCCAAAGCTTCTGCTTGGGCGAACTGCTCGGTCGAAATCATGCCGCGCTGCAGTAGATCGTTATATTCGGCGATCTGCGCATTCATGGCGGCCCAAGACGTGCCAACCGGATCGATTGCGGCCTTGAGCGCCGTCACCCGGGCAGTCAGTTGTTCCGCAGCGCGAGCTTCCTCTTCGAACACGGCTGCCGAGGCTCTGGCGTCGGTGCCAAAGCCGTTAACGCCAAGCCTGGAATTGACATCGGCCGCAAAGTTGCCTCCGGCCTGCTGAGCGCGAAGCTGGGCGATCTGCTCCGCCCGGCGCTGCGCTTCTTCCTGCTGGCGAAGCTGTTCTTCGAAGACGGCTGCAGAGGAAGCTGCAGACGCGTTCGGCTGGCCCACACCCATGAAGCGGTTGAAATTGCCTTGGGCGATATCGGCTGCCTGCGCCGCCCTGGCCTCGGCTGCCAATTCACGATACGACGCCGCAAGCCTATCCACGGTGGCCGCATATTGGAGCATCCGCTCATTGCCAGCAGCGACAACCTGTGCCAGACCGCCAAGGTTCTGCTCGGCAATCTGGGTTTCGCTGGCAACGAGGCCGAGCTTCGATGATAGCAACACATAGGTGTTTACCGCAGCATCGCCGGATGTCTTCCCGGTCTCGATCGCCCGGTTGAGCGTGAGCAAATCCTGCTGGAATTGCCGCGCCGCCTTTGCCGCCGGATCAATGCGGTTGACCAACTTCGTGAAGCCGTCGGCCGCACTCGATATCTTGGTTTCGAACTGGACGACATTGGAGCCGGCCTGCCCGGCCGATTGGCTCATTTCCCGATTGGCGGCAGCGATTGCCTGCGCCCCACGGGTATAGTCGTCAGACGCAAGGGTAGCGCGAATGGACAGCGCGCGATACTGTTCAGCCATTCCCGTTCACCCTTGGTTGATCTTGTGGTTGGCGACCGCCTGCGGAAGCTTGTGCTTCAATCTCAGCCGTTGGCTGTTTGCCGGCTCTCTTTGCGGCTGCCTTGGCGCTGACGTCGAGATAGGCAAAATCGATTGTCGAGACGAATAGGAGGAGCCGGTCGAAGGCGTCTCCCGTTATCCCGTAGCGGCGGGCATAAGCGTCCACCGCCATGAATGAGATCGGCATTTCCGTTCCCGTCATGCCGATGTAAGCACGGTCATAGCGGAGCGCGTGCCAAGCCTGCCAATAGAAGTCGTGCCATGCCTCGACTTTGTGCCTTGATCGAAGCGACTGCAGCCATGCATTGCCCGGGTTTTCCTTGGCAAGGGCATCAATCCAATCTTGGTATTTTCGTTCGTCGCTGTCAGGGTTTAGCGCCCAGGCCGCGACTTTCCCAAGTTTTTTGCCGCGTCCTTGTCGAACTCCGCCTTGCGGCGGCCGACCTTGCGGGCACAGAAGATGACCATCTGCCGATGGACGCGGCCGGCAGGCTTGGTGAGAGCCGCCATTGCCATCTCAGGCGTATATTCGACGTCGAAGCCCTTCCATCCGAGCAGCAGATGTTCGGCCATGATGCGACCGTGCTCGATATCGGCCACATCATCGGGGATGATACCGTCGGGATAGTCGCTCTTGGTCTCTTCGAGCTTTTCGCCAAGCTTCTGCCGCGCAACCTTGTAGGGCTGGTAGTTGTCCGAGCGGACGAAGAATTCGATGCCCGGGAGATCAGTGACGCTGTACGGCTCATCCGGGTCAAGGCCGATCCATTTCTTGATCGGAATCCATTCGCCATCGGTTTCGGCTTTGATATCAACTTCGAGGGAGGAGAATTTCAGGGGGGACATGCTTGTTTCCTTGTCGGAGGAGTTAGGCGACGGCCGCCGACACGACCGCCGCCCGGTTTATGCCTTGGATTTCTCGCCGGCGTCGGCTTTGGCGGGTTTGTCGGCCACCAGTCCTTTGTCGCGCAGCAACTGCGCATAGCTCTTTCGCAGCGGCGCGCTTTCGACGCCGGCCTTGAAAGGAGTGCCGCGGCCGCCCCAAGGGAAACCCAGGAAGTCGACCTTCGGCACGACAGTTTCGAGTCCTTCTTCTTCCTTCGCCATCAGACTGCCCTCGTGACCTTGATAGAGCCGCCGGTGGTGGCGTCGTAATAGGCTTGGAACGGTACATCGAGGATGACCGACTGACCGTTGCCGCCGACCACTGGGCCGCCGTCCATGAGCTTCACCTTGGGCAGGAGGATGGTATAACGGCTGCCGGCCGTGGCGCCCACCGTGGTCGAGATCGCAATGTCGGTGTGGGCCAGGATGGCGTTGTAGGTGTCGATGTTCTCAAACAGCGTCGTGATCGAGCCTGTCACCTTGATGATGCCCATACCGAGACTGTAGGGAGCCTGCTGGCCAACGATGTTGTTGGCGAAGACGCCGCTGTCTATCTTCATTGCCAGCTTCTGCACCTTGGGCGCATTCGTGACGCCCGTGATGGTCAGTGCGGAGACATCGTTGGCAGCGTTCATGACCGGGGTCGTGGTAGCGGCCGTATAGGTGGCACCGGTGATGATGGCGTTCGCTGCAGAAGGAGCGCTCATGCCCATTATGCCAAAGTCGATGGTGACCGACTTTTTTGCCTCCGCCACGATGTCGATGGTATTGACATGACAACCTGCGATCCTGACGAAACTGTCAGTAGCGCCCTGCTCATAAGTGAGCTCTGCCGTGAAGGCGGTTTCGGTGATGCCGTTCACCAAAACGTTTGTCGAAAAAGCGCCGCGTAGGCCATCTTCCAACAGTGCATCATAAGTGCCATACGAAAGATCGCCGCGGATGGTGAGTGCAGGAGACATGCCCACAGCAACGATCGAGGCGACGTTGCCATCGGCGCGGATTTCATCCGGTACGTCAACCTGCTTTCCTGGTTTGGGATCGCAGCTCAGATACCGCAGGACTTGAAAGGTGGGAGTTGCAGGCGTTGTGCCGGGCGTCACTTCCGGGACGTAGGCAAGCCTGGTGAGCGATGCGGCAGCTACCGTCATTATGAGGCTCCATCTGAAGGGATTGATGCGAGCGCGCCCACTGCTCGATTAGGGCCACCGGCTAGGCCGGAATTCAGGTAAGGTCGGTGATGTCGCGACGATACCAGGTAATGCTGGCCGTGGTCGCGAAATAATTAGGAAAGTCGACTCCGGGCTCGCCCATGCCAATCGAAAACTCGGTCATGTAGATCGTACCGTCGGCGCTGGAGAGCGGTTGCTCGCGGAACAGGTTCAAGAGGTCGTTGGCATAGACGCGCGCCTGCCGACTTCCCTGCCCCGAGGCCGTCATGACGTGCAGATAGGTCATGCCGCGCTCAAGGAACATGTTCTGCTGCGGCGCGCCCATGGTCTCTTGGTCGTAACTGTCGCCGAAGATTTCGACATAGACGAAGGGCAACTTAGTTTCGAGCAGCTGCTGCGCAAACTCGTTCTCGAATACGAGATTGATGGCCGTGAAGCCGGTTCGCAACCGGCTCTCGAAGGCGTCGTACGTGGCTGGCGTGGACATCAGGCAGGCCCAATTACAAGGGCCGGATAGGTGATAGGCATTCCGGCTTGCCGATCCTTACGGCGACCGCCCGAGCGTTTCAGTATCCACGGCACGCCCGGCACGAGGCCACTGGCAACGTTCAGGAACATCAGCTGCGCATTGAACACGCCAGAGAACCGCCGATTGAACGCGCCCCGTGCTAGATCGAAATGCCGCGCCCCGGTCTTGTTGGCGCCGGTTTCCATTTTCCGCGTATAGGGCGCACTGTTCATGATCACGATCTCTGCCTCTGCGGGGATGTTGCTGAAATCCGTGACCACGCGCTGATCGACCAGGACGACGAACGATGCAGCATATCGCCCGGTGCGGCGGGGAACGCGCTTCTGCAATTCCTCGATCGCCGTTTCGATCGCCAGTTTCCAGTTGGAAAACACATAGACGATCGGCCCCGGCAACTCGACGCTCTCTTCCGGCGCTCCCTGCCGGCCGTTGACGAACACCTCGTAATCCGCCGGCGCCTCGCCGCTGCGGATGACATCGGCGACGCTGCGCCGCGCGAACGCCGCAAGTTCCTTCTGCATCGCCGCCGGGTCGAGATCAGTCAGCGCGACCGAAAGTTCGCGATCAAAAAACTGCAGCGAAGAGGCCATGAGGAAACCAAATAATGCGCACGATGGCGAAGAGAAGACCGGAAAACCATCCGACCAGGAAGATGCCAAGACAGATATAGAAGCGATCGATCATCCGCCCGCCACCATGTCGCACCGAACCCAGGTCCCACCCATCAGGATCGGCTTCGACAGCCTGACCTGCCTTGGCTTGCCCTGCACGATCGCCGTGTCGGTGATGCGCGGATGATGCTGGTCGGCATTCAAGCCGGCCGGCGTTACGTCGTCCTGCCCGGGCCATCCGGCGGCCAGGATTTCCGTCGGCGAAATCACCACGTTGACGTCGGTAGCCTTGATGCTACCGACGATCTCCTGCGCGCTCACCGCCCGCACGAATGCCCGGCAGGCGACATCGACGACGACATCCACGCCGCTGCGCCTGACCGTCCGCCGCAGGATGATGTCCTCGCCATGCTGCGCAAGGGCCGCATCGAGGCGGGCGATGGCGCCGGAGGGCGTGTCGGAAAGATCGGCCATGGTCAGATCAGCACATTGCGGAAGCGTTTCAGCTGGCCTGCGACAATCGCCGGGACCGCACCTTCTGGCTCTTGCCCTGGAACGGCGCCGATCCAGTAATCACGCTTGGTGCGGTCGATGCCGGCGATCTCAATCTCCTCGCTCTTCACCAAAGGATCGCGCGTCTGGTCCAGCCAGGACAGCCGGAAATAGTCGATCGCCGCCGATTTCAGGTCGTATGGGATCGTCACAAAGCCAGCCTTGTATGTGACGGTCAGTTTCGACGCACACCACGGCCGCAGGAAATCATCGACCAAACGGCGGACGATGCCAGCCTCTGGATCGACAACAAAATCTGTGCCCGTCAACGCCGTGCCGTCGCTGTCGAAGGAGGTAATCTCGACATTATGTCGACGGCTGAGCAGCAATGCATCCCCGCGAACAACGCGGAACGTCTCGACCAAGGTTTCCTGACGCAAAGTGGGCTCTCCGCCGGAACCTGCTCTAATATTGCATTCCGAGCAGATGTTCGCCGCAAGCCGCTGATCCATGGCGAGAAGGTCAGCATCTCTGCTGGTGTCGCTCGCGTCAAGCCCGGCAGCCTGACGTCGCTCGGCAACTGTCAGGAGCGTCAGATCTGTGGCTGGCGTCTGGACGACAAGCAGGCTGCGCATGGCTCAATCGTTCTTCGCGGCGGCTTCAATGGCGGCGATGACGTCGGCGTGCTCGGTTGCGTCGGCGAGATCGATTTCATGCTCTTCGGCATAAGCCTTGAGTTCATCGTCCGACATCGCCCCGAAATCCGGTTGGCGCTCGACACCTTCGCCCTGCAGCAAAGCGACGACCTCGGCCTTGTTCTTCGCCTTGGACACATCGATATTGCGGCTTGCCGCCAGCGCGTCGAGTTCCGCACGCGACAGCTTGTCGAGGTTTGGCTCAGGATCTACCGCCGGCGCCGTCGTGCTCTGGGCCGCGACATAGTCATGGGCAAACGAACGGGCGGCCGGCAGGTTCGGAATAAACTCCGTATTGAGCGTCACGCCACCGGCGTCAAGCACGTCGAAACCGCCATCTTCTGATGGTTCGGCGCGGAAGCCGGGAGGCATTTGCTCGGGATAGGGCAAAGGCTCGGCTGGCGTTTCGTTCAAGCCAGCCTCCGCAAGTTCCTCATCGGTGACCGTGGAGACGGTTCCGGCGAGCAAACTTGCCTCTGCGGCATGTGCAGGCAGATTGATGATGGTTCCGGCTTCACGGCCGATCAGCTGACGAACGAACATCGCGCGCTCCTACAAAATGGGGGAAAATTGGCCGCCGGGCGAGCGGCGGCCAAGAGCAAAGTCAGTCGATGATCGCAGAAGGCGGCGTCGACATCTGGTAGCGGTAGTCTGCGAGCAGGAACATCGCCTGGGTGATGTTTGCCGCATTGGACGCGCCCGTGGTGAAGTAGACGCAATCGAAGCCATTGGCCACGTCGAGCAAGGCGGGATCGATTTCGAAGATGACGATCTTGTTCTTGAGCGCGGCATCGGTCGTATAGTTCACCGCATCGGTGCGCCGTACCAAGGTGTCCGACGTCGCCGTGTCGAGGTTCGACCAGATCGGCACGGCATTGGCCAGCACCTTGGCGCCAGTTCCGGCGACATCCTGCGCCTGCATCGGGGTCAGTGCCACGGTAGCGGCGTTGCCCTGGGTGAGATGCACCAGGATATAGGCCTTGCCGCAATTCTTGAGGCTGACAATATCGGAGCTGCGGCCAGCAGCGTCTGCAGCAGGGGCAATCGCTTCCACGATCTTCATCTGCTGCGGGAGAGTGAACTTGGTCATTTCCGTTGTCTCCTTTGGACAAACAGGCAGAGGTGACGAGCCGGCTCGGTGGCCGGCTCAGGCGGGTCAGCGGGTCTGCAGGACGATGAATGGGCTCTGGGTGTTGCTGCCCTTGTAGGGCGTCATCGGCGCCGACCAGATCGGTTGCCCATTGAACCGGTAGACAAACCGGAACGCGGTTTCATCGTAGATGAACCGCACGTGGATCGAGGACGCCGACTGCAGTGGCCCCTTGTCGATCGCCAGATATTGACTTAGGTCCGCAAGAATGATGTCGCCAGCCGTGCCAAGGGTGGCTGCATATTCGACCGGGATGACCGGGCGGCCCATCAGCATGCCATACGCGTTGCCGTTGACGCCGGGCGGAGTGTAGGTGATCGTCGGTACCGCGAAGCCGCCGACATTTTCCGTTCCGGCGACATTCTTAACTTTGATTGACATCTGGTAGAGCTGGGGCTCAACGTCCTGATTGACGATCCAGACGGCGTTGCGGCGCGAGCGGGCCGGCATGCGCGCCCACATTTTGAGGACGTTCTCGGCCTGGATCGTGGCGCTCGGCTGGTTGGTCTCCTTGGTGATCGTGATCACGGCGCCGCTGTTGAGAATGCCAAGCGGCATGCCGGAACCGTTGCCGTTCAAGATTGCGTCCTCGATCTTGAAGGTGAACTCGTCCTGGAACGCTTGGCGCAGCCAGCTTTCCAGCGCCGTGCTGTCCTGCAACAGTTCGTCGGTGGCGTAGCAGAGACCGGTCAGCTTATCGAGTTCCATCTTGATGCGGCGGAACTTCGGCTGGCTGGCGGTCTTGAGCTGCGCTTCGCCTGTCCAGTACGACTGAATGCCGCCCCAGCGGGAGCCGTTGGCTCGGCTGGTTTCGTCGACACCGTTCATGCTGATGCCGTTCGAATTGGCGCCGATCGGGATGCGACGAACACGGCTGGCGATTTCACCGGCCTCATAGGTGCTCTGCAAGAGCTCGTTGTTGAAGTCGGTCTGCACCAAGAACCCGCCATCGGCGGCGATGCCCTCCGACATGCCGGTTGGGCCAGCCATGATGAGGCGGGAATCCGTCTGGCCGCGTAAATCCGGGTTGCCAGCGCGGGCGATTGCCATCATCTGCTCGCCCAAGGTCGAAAACCGCTTCTCGCCTCCGCGGCCCTGTGCATCGTTGCGATCGGCATTTTCATTGGCGTCAAGGGCACCGCCGAGTGCGCGGAGGCGATCCATCTGCCGTTCGGCACGGGTGATCTGCGCGTCGATATCGGTCAGTTCGGCGCTGATTGCGTCGTCACGGGATGCTTCAGCCTCCGTCAGGACGCGATTTTCGTTGGCCGCGAGGTCGAAGAAGCTCTGCGCTTCCTTGACCAAGTCGGCACGCTTCTGCTTCAGAGCCTTGATATTGCTCATTTCAGTTCTCCATGTACGGGAAAGCCGGGCAGAAAGGCGCAATAGTCAGCCCACGAACCCGGCGGCGCGTGGGGCGCAAAGGAATTTCAGTCAGGCATTGCGCATGCGATGTGCATGGCGCCGGCGGCGGTAGGCATCTCGATCGGCAGTGGCCTGTTGCTGCTCTGCCGATGGCATGGTTTCGATTGTGGCGGTCAGCAGTCGTCCGATCAGCACGCGCGCAACGCTGTCCATCCCGATGATTTCATACACGACTGCGCCGTTTGCGGCCGAAAACGTCATTTGCAGCGCTTCCGCGTCCAGTGACGCCAGACCATCAATTGGTAAATCATCATCACCATCAAAAACACTGGTCGAGACGATGACCGTTGACGGGATATTGCTGTCGAGCGTGGTCACACCTTCGGCGCTACGATGAACCATCAGCGAATCCGCTTCTATCGGTCTCTGCATTTCGGCAACCGCTAGCGCCTTCGTCCCAGACGGCCGCTTCATCTTCGCCAGACGCTGGAGCGTGTCATCCATGGTCGCGACCCGATCGGCCATGCCCAGCTTGACGGCCTTCTTATCCTTCTCCACGCGGCCCTCGCCGAAGCCGTTGACGACATCTGCCTGCTTGACACCGCGGCCCTGCGCAACGCCGCCGGTGAAATCAGCATAATAGGCGTCGATCTGCTCCTGCAGCGCCTGATGCGCCTCATCGCTCAGCGGCTCGTATTGATTGCCTTCGACCTTGTATTTCCCTGCCGAAATGAAGGTAAATTTCACACCCATGGCGTCGGCCGCTTTGGACACGTCACGATGCAGTCCATAGACACCAATCGACCCGACTTGGCCGCCAGGCGTGACGACGATCTCATCGCAGGCACAGGCGATCCAATATGCAGCTGATGCAGCCAAGCTGTTGACCTGCGCGACAATTGGCTTGTTGCCACGCGCCGAAATGATTTCGTCAAACAGCGCTTGGACGCCGTGCACGTTGCCGCCAGGGCTGTCGATGTGCAGAACAATGGCCTTGACGGACGGATCATTGATCGCGGAGCGAAAGCTGCGGGTCACACGCTCAGTCGAGGTGCCGCCCGGGCCGCTGATATCGTCGACCTGGGCCGCATGCTGGGCGATGATGCCGAACACGGAAATCACCGCGATGACGCTGGCATTCGGCGCCGGCGGCTGGCCTTGTGCGGCCTCCGCCGTCATCGGCTGCAGGCCATCGACCGAAAACAGCGAAAGCACGCCGTTCGGTTGCCGCTCTCCTTTAATGTTGGCGATCTCCTCCGATGTCAGGCGAATGCCTTCGGCACGACGTTCCACGACTTCAGCAATCGCCTCAAGCCGATCGGGCATGATCGCCCAAGGATGCTGCACGATTGCTGCATGAAGGCGAGGAAATCTAGTCGTCATCTCGATGCTCCATGGTGTCGTCGTCGATCGCCGGTCCGCCGTTATGGCCCGTAAGCGCGCTGTTGCCGGCGGGCGGCGCATTGTTCTGCTGCTGCATGTTGTCGGCCGTAGTCGTGTTGGTCGGCACCAACGGTTCATCTAGCCCCTCGATCGGGTTGTAGCCGAGCGCATGCCGCGCCTCGTTGCGGGTCAGGACGCCGTTCAGAACCAGCCGCGAATAGAAATCCGCCTGCGCCTTGGAATCGCCGGCAATCAGCGGCTCGACATCGAAGGCCGCTTCATAAATGTTGGGCGCCAGGATCAAATCGCGGCGGATGGCGCCGGTCCAGCAGCCCAGCCACGGCATCAGGTTGTTGCGCACGAAGGCGAGCATGATCGCCTCGACGCCCGTACCCCATGAGCTGGTCTTGGTCATATGGTGCAACAGCACCAGCGGCACGTCGAACCAGCGCGCCACTTCCTCGATCTGAAATTCGCGTGTCTGCAGGAACTGCGCATCTTCCGATGTTAGGCTGATCGGGGCGAACTTGGCACCGTCTTCGAGAATGGGCGTCTTGCCGGCATTGGCAAGGCCGGAATACATCTGGTTCCACTGCGTCTTGAACCGCTCGAAAGCTGAGTCGCTCATCGACTTTTCGACGGTGACGACGCCGGACGGCCGCGCACCATTGGAAAACAGCCTTGCGCCATGCTCTTCCGCAGCCAACGCCAGGCCGATCGTCTCGCGGGCATAGGTCACTGGGCTTAAACCGACCAGGCCACCGGGCGCCATATGGCTGCGCAGGTGCAGGATCTCGTCCTGCAACAGCACCCGCGTTCCCTTGACCGGGTCCGACACCGTGTACCGAATGCTCTTGTCCGGCAGCCGGTCGACCACCACCCGGTCGGGATGAATCGGCTCTAGACTGTCGGCGAAGCCGCGCGGTCCGGCGACGATCTCGGCATAGCCGTTGCCGCGCAGGGCCAGATGCCCCATCATCATCGCCTTGAAATCCCAGGCCGACTGCCAGGCATTCGGCTGGTATTCCAACAAATCGTTGAGCGGATGGGAGGGCGCCTCGAACCGTTTGCCGGTCACAGGATCCTTGCGGTACATCCGCAGCGGCAGCGTTGCCACCGTCTTGGCCAGCAGCCCGACACAGGCATAAGCAGCCGACACCCGCATTGCGCCATCAGGAGATACCCGGCGGCCGGCATTGCTCATGCTCGAAATCGCGCCGGTATACCAGCGGTCGTCGTCGTCCGGCCACGGTGACGTCGTGTCGGCCGCCGCCCGGGTCCCACCCAGCATTGCTGAAAACAGGCCCATCGTCAGTTCCCACCCCTGAGCGTGCCGATCACCGCCAGCCCGATCAGCACGCCACCGCCGACCATGAACCCGGCGGGCGGATAATGCAGCCAAGCCCCATACCCGGCCAGCGCCGCACCAACGACACCGATGACCTCGCGGATGGTCTGCCGGTCCACCTTGATGCCCGACTGAGCGTTGTCATTGCGGTTCATGTTAGGCAACTCGAAGCCCTCGTGTCTCATAGATGGAGCGCCGATTGGGCGCTTCTGGATTCCTGACCATGATGGTCACGGCATCGAACATGGCCATGGCCGGGTCGATCTTGGCGTCGCCGGCGGTCTGCTTGGTGGCGCGGATCGCCGTAGCCGTCGGCTCGATCTTCAGGTTCGACACGCACCAGGCCATCATCGGCACGCCGGCGTGGCGCAGCATTCCACTCGATAGGCGGCGCTCGGCCGTCTTGATCGCGTTCATCAGGCCAAAGCCTTGGTTGACGCCGACCAGCGTGCCGTTCTCCTGGGTCACGTCGATCTCCGGCATAGCCAACGCATCGACGAATTCGCCCAGGCCGGCCGGGTCGACCGCAACAGAGGCCAAAAGCCCACGATCTTTTACCAACTTCACCAGATCGATGATCGAGGCGACATCCTCGAGGGCGGTATCGATGATGGTTAGATGCCCGGCCCGCTGGAAGTCGATCAGCACTGGAGCAATCTTCTTGCGGTTCTTCAGAACGTCCTTATGGCACCATGCATGCGACCAGCTGAGCCAGCGCTTCATATAGGCAATCGTCTCGCGACCATTGACCTTGACTGGGACTTCGATTTCCTCCGGCTCACGGCCGACGATGGTAAGGCCGAACAGATCGTCCAGGCCGCCGCCGTCGACGCCGATCACCGCGACTTCGGAACGGTCCAGCAGGCAATCGAGCGCATCGAAGGTATTCTCGAACGATGCCAATTCTTCATCAATCGCCTTAGCCCAGTGGTTGGCGCCCGGCCAGCGGTTGGCCCGAAGCCCCATACCAATCTCGACATTGAGGTGCTTGGCCAGGAAACTCTGGAAGGTGTCGCCTTCCTCATCCTCTCCGCTCCGAACCTTCAGCAGCTTGCGCTCCAGATAGTCGCGGCGGACGGAGCGGCCCATATTGGGGTTGGTGATGTACCAATTATCGGGATCCATATAGGCCCCGGTCTTGATCATCTCCTCAGGAAATTCGTAGAGCACCGCAAGGCTGTGCGGATCATCGATCCTGCCGTCGCGGACGTCGCGGAAATAGTCCAGCTTATCCTTGAACACGCCTGTCGGTGGCGCATCCGACTGGGTGGTGATGTAGATCACGAAGCCTTCCGGCCGCGAAATCAGGCCGCCGGTGGCTTCCAGCAGCATGTCGGCGGCGGCGGCCTTCTTGCCGAACAGCCAGAGCTCCTCGATCAGCACGAAGGCGGCTTTCTTGCCGGCCGCTGTATTGGCGTCGGCCGAGACAACCTTCAGCACCGCCTTGGTCAGCTTGTGGGTAATCTCTTTGGTGTTCCTGTTGACGTGAAAGAGGTCGGCGAGATCAGGATCCGCCTCCACCATGGCGGCGGCGGGGTTGAAGGAGTTGCCGGCGATTTCCTGTGTCGGCGCCAGGATCAGCAACTCTTGGTGATGGCGCCAGTTTAGGATCAGGGCAGTGAGCATAATGCCGGCGGCGAGCGTCGACTTGATGTTCTTCTTCGAGATGAGGAGCATCACCTCCTCGATCAAGCGGCGGCCCGTCTCCGCATCATACGCACCGAAGATGGCGGCAACAAAATCGAAAACATATTGCTCGCAGGCCTCGCCGAAGGTCGGATGCCGGTTGCGGCCCAGCTTCTTGTCGTAGACCTGCGGCAGGTCTGTAATCTGCAGTCCCTTGAATACCGCCAAGGCTTCCGCCGCTGCCTCCGGAAAGAACGGCTCGAACGGGATCAGGCTTTCGCGATTGACGATCCGGCGCTCCCAATCCGGGCATGCCGTGCTTATCCGTGACATGGCGGATCAGCCCTCGCCGCTCTCTTCGCCAACGACCTGCCCGCCATTCGCAACCAACCGCGGCGGTGGTCGAACTGCATATTTTCCGCCGACTGCCTGGGCAGCCTGGAGGCTTTGCTCCTTCTTGGAGACGTAACCCTTTGCCGTCGACTGGTTCGCGGCTCTATCCTTGAGTGTACGCGCAGCGCGTTCGGCGCCGACGGCGTCCAGCATCTTTATCGCATTGGAGAGCGCCGCGGCGTTGCCGGCTAGGCCGAGACGAATCTGTTCGGTTCGCAGTTTCGATTTCAACCGGTCGAACATCACGCTGCGCTGCTTCAGTAGATGATCGTAGTGCCGGCGTAGCGTCTTCACGTCGAGGCCGAGCGTGTTGGCGATTTCCTTGTTCGTCTGACCCGACGCGATTAGCACCATGACGTTGATGATGCTCTCCTCGGTCGGCTTGTGCTCCGGCCGCCCCTGCTTACGACCGCCGGGATCATAAGGGTTGCCGAACAGGTCAACTTGGGGATAATCCATCACTGCCAGCATGGAATGGGAATAAACATTCGAATTTCAACATTTTCCGACCATCAGCCTTCCGCAACCCGTTGATTTCCCTACCGCCACCAGCCGAGCCCAGACCACCGGCACCGCCATTCGCCACCGCCCGGTGGGAAATAATCGCCCCGCACGAAAAAAATCTGCGAGTGAGC